CACTTCCAGTTGTAATTGTTGATACAAACGCTGTATATGTACCAGCAGTTGCATTACCACCAGCTACGTTTACAATTAACACATCTCTTGGACTAAGCAAATTGTTATTTAAAGTAAAGTTAACAATTGCTCCAGCAGCTAACGCAGCGTTATTCATAGTAATTTGAACATTGCTTGAATTAGCAGTTACGGCAGTTGATTTGCTAGTTGCTTGAGTTACTGTAGTTTGAGCTGCTGTTGAGTAACCTAGCTGTTGATTTGCGAAACAAGTATCAAATACTGGATCGCTGACTGCTACACCTGTATAAGCCATAATTATTTTCCTTTAATCTTTTCAAGTTGTTTGATTTGACTAACTGCTATCTTTTTAGCAGCAGCTAGTCTAGTGCGATTTGCCTCGATTTCTTTAGCTCGCTGAAGTGTTCTTAAATCATCTTCGGCTTGCCAACGCATATGTTCGGCAGTTTCTTTTGCTTCGGCATTGGCTAATTTCATCAACGATGGAGTTTTTCTAGTAGCCATTATTTGCCTCTGTTACCAGAAGAAATGTTCTTTTCTTTAGGCATTGGCACACCATTTACACGCACAGGTTCGGCTTTTGGGCCAGCAGGAGGTTCAATCATTGGCTTAGTACCAATACGGCACTCGTCTGCATAATCAGCAGCACGTTGCAAATGACCAGGATCTTTTAATCCTGTTTTGCTTTCTTTATCTTTTTCCTTAGTTGATTCATACTTCATTTTCTTGGATGAATCGGACATATCTTTAACGTCATAATCTTTCATTTTATTTTCCTTTGCAAAGAAATCTCAACATGAGATAACTTAGTATAAATCAATTTTTACCATTCCACCAATATTTTCTGCTATTTCTATCGTAATTTTTTTAAAACATCTGTCATCAATCTCCAACGCTTCACACATACCATCTAAACCTGATTTCATGCTTGCCAACATATTGTCCAAGTCCATATATCTACGATTAGGTTTATAAAAGATAATGTGCATTTCTTTGTAATCAGATTTAGGTATATTTGCCATTTTGGTTAGCCAGTAACAATCTGTCTTATAAATTGCTTTTTTCTTAGCTTTTACATGAAAATGAGCACTTGAATTAGGATTTAACTCCTTATATGGCCAAGCAAATGTTAGCATTTTATTAATTCTTCCGTACGTTCAAGTAAGGTTTGCTCGTCAACTCCATAGCGAGCTTCAAATCCTTTTCGCCCAAGTCCGTGAATACCAGTATTTCCTCGATGGTGTTCTGGGCATAATCCGATAACTGGTGCGAGTTTTCTTTTTCCTCCCAGCCGTCTGATATGATGGATTTCACATGGTGTATCATCGTAGCCAAGTACGGATTTACACAATATACATCCCAGTCTTGCAACTTTGCCATAATGTTCCTTTTCTGATTTAGTCATGGTTATTTGTCAAATTTTGTGCAAATTGCTCTAATTTTAATGCTATATCACTAATATCAACGGCAATTTCATAAGCTCGTACAGAATCAAGTTCTTTACAGGCAATCTCATATTGTTTAATTAAATGCAATAAAATTGGAAATGGATGATTTGTCATAATTTTCCTTAATTGTGTCTTGCAAATTCGCCATGATATTTATTTCTAGCTTCAATTGCTACCAATTCTGCCAATTCAATATCATCATAAATGCCAAAATATTTCTTTTTTTGATTAACCATTAATTGAACTGTCCATTTATTTGATGCTTTGTGCCAATTAACTCCTTTAATTCCTGTTTTATTTGTTATTCTCATTTTTGTATTCATCATATTTTCAGAATGATTTGCTTCTCTTAAATTTTCAATTCTATTGTCATAAGTTACACCATTAATATGATCAATATATTTTGGCAAATATCCATAAAAATATAACCAAATCAATTTATGTAATTTATATTGTTTGTTAAATAATCGAGTTTCTATATAACCACCTTTATTTTTACTCCCTACAACATCTCCTTTTTTGGGCTTTGACTTACTATCAAATTTTCTATAAAAATTACCATTTCTATATTCAAATCTATCTTGCAAATATTCTTTTGTAATCATAAGGTTGTCTTTTCTATAAAACGATTGTTTGCTTGTTCAGTCCGCCATATGTCCACTCTAATTTGTGCAGCGACCATCTGCCAGCGTAACTTTTCTTCTATTGAAATTGCTTCTTTTAAACCTTCCAGCAACTCCTGATATTCTTCATTGGCATATGCATCTCGTTCTTGAGCTGCCATTGTTTCAACTCCTTTTAACTGTGCTATTTGCATTAAAAGTGCTTTTTTAGACTTTCTAAACTCCTCGATATATATACGTTCAGATTTGGCTTTTGCATATTTACCAGCGTTTCTTAGTAAAAATTCCACGACTTTATTAGGATTTTCCATTATTCCTCTAAATATTTAATAATTGGTTGTTGAAAACTCTCCGTAAACTGCTGACTTTTTCTATCAAACCACAGTCCTAAAGTACCTTCCCAATCACCATTTCGTTGTTTTGCAGTAATTAAAAATGTGTCTGGTTGGCTATTGTCAGCAATCCTATTTTGTTCTGTTTCTTTTTCTTTTAATCTATTTCTAGCTATAAGCACGACATTGTCTGCCAAATCGGTGATGACTCCAGAACCTTTAATATCTTTCTTTTCTGCTATTCGATTACTTTCTCCACCTTTTCTAATGTGGTGAACCAAATGAATGTGCATCTTTGTTTCTTTAGCAACATCGCATAAAGCATCTACCAAGTCTTTTTGTCCGTTAAAGTCATCTTCTCCTCTAACCAACTTCATCATGGAATCTAAAATGATGTGATCGCATTTTAAATGCTGTTTAGCATAACGACATAACGCAATAGCTTGCCAAGCATCTAACCTTCCTTGATGGTCAAATAAATAGGCTTTATCCTTCTTCCACTTCATAAACTGTTCAATATCGTTATTAGACACGTTTAATGAGCCTATGGCTTGACGAACCATGCGAGATAAGGTCTTGGTAGGTGTCATCTCTAAAGAAGCCGTTAAAACCGTTTTATGGGCTTTTAAGAGTGATAGTTTTAATTGACCAAGAATCAATGATTTTCCTGATCCGTTTTCTCCTGCCCAAATAGTTAATTCAGAATGTCTAAGTCCTACTAATTGGTCTAACTTACCCCAGGGCAACTTATCGCCTTCAATGCCTAAATGTCGGTTTTTGTAATACGTTTTAATTTCGTCTTCAAAATTAGACTTTTCTTTTATCTGGTACATAATTTCGTGATATTCACGATACTGCTCTAAATCAATGTTGATTAACATGAATTTCGTTCTCCGAGTCAAATCCTATTAAGATTTTTGGTTTTATGTTTGTTAAATGAATAAACCAAGCTGCAAATTGTTCATCCGTACAATCGCCATGAATAAGATTTACAACTTGGTTTGTTAAAAATGCCAAATCAATACTACGAGGCATATCCTTTTCTGTGTAGATGGTAGGCATAGGACTATAACTGTCTTTAGGATTAAACCAATCAGGTTTAGTACCAACGATTACAAATACTCCATGTAAGTAATCATTGTTGTACCAAAACTTAAAGGCTTGATCTTGTCCAGTCATAGAAAACTCACTTTCTGTGTAGGTTGTTGTTTATGCATCCATTCAGCTTTAAATCCTCTCCATCCATTTTGACAACAAAGTACCATAACTTGCTCTAAAGACATATTAGCTTTTTGAGCTTCAGCAGTTAGTCCACGAATTACAGTTTCAGTTACTGGAGCTTTAATCTTATTTCTAAAAAACAAATAGTCTTTAAAAATTAAATCACTAACACCGTCTGGTGTAGTTATATTCTTCTCTTCTCTTCTCTTCTCTAGTGACGGTTTCGTAACGATAGGTGCGTTACTTTTTGCGTTACTATTTCTATGCTTTTCTTGACGATCTTTTCCCAAAGCTCTTGATTTTGCTGACTTTCCGTTATGGTAGTCAAAATTCTTCATTCTTAAAATACTTCCGTCTTGCTCTAACCATCCAACAAATTGCATTTGTTCTGCAAAACCTGTAACGCAAGTCAAACGGTCAAGAAACGAAAACGTAACGCTGTGTGCGTTACCATCAACAGTATGTTTATCAAACCAAGACCATACTCGAATAAGTTTTCCAACTACTGCATCAGGATCAATTCCTAACCGACTTGCAATTGCTAATACTTCTGGTTTGTCAGGAGTATCAATTTGAAACTTAATCCAATCTCCAGCCATTTCATTCTCCAAATAAATCAGGTCTAAGCAATTCTTTTGTTAAACGACCTTCAGATAAAACACTTAATTTTTTTAAATGTTTAATTGGTATTTGCTCTCTAGATACCCAGTTATAAACTGCCGTATTCTTAACACCTAAAAGCCTTGAAAGCTCATCTAAAGTACCAAATTCAACTTGCAAAAGTTTCTTAATTTCTTCCATAAATCCTCCTTAAAAAGAACGATAACACAAAAAATGTGTAAAAATGTTACAAAAATAAATAAAAATATTTATAAAAAAGTGTTGCAAAGTGTGTTTTTCGTGTATAGTAACACTTATGCAGTAAATTTAATTAACAAGTGAAGAAAGAGAAAGTTATGACTGAATGGAAAAAAATAAAAGTATTTGTTGTTAAAGCTAATGGTAAATTTATAAACCAAGTTCACATAAAAGAAAAAGCTGAACAAATAGCAAATAAATACATATCAAAAGGATATGAAGTAACAATCAAAGAATCAGAAGCAGAAACAATAAATGTAGATATTGGCATTATTTAATTGAAGAAAGAGAAAGTATATGAAAACATTTATAGAAGCACTCATACTAGGTACATTGATGTTTGTTATTCCATTAGCTGTATGGATTATCAAGACTGGAAGTCTGTAATGTACGACCAATATCTAAAATCTAATTACGATGCTTGGCTTACTAATGACGATTCTGAATATGTTGATGAAGACGCATTTGAAGAACGAGTCAAAGATTTGTTGTATCACAATGATGACTATAACTGCTGTTTATTTGAAAACTTTAGTGAAGACATTTATTCAGCTACTACAGAACAAGCACAATCCATTGAAGAATACTTGCAAAACAAAGACTTTGAAAAACTAGGCCGTTTGTTATGGTGCATATCAATGGAATCTCGTGAGAAGTTTGCAAGAATACAAGCTGAAAAAGAAATGGACAATTAAATGACTAATTTTGTGAAAGAACTAGAAAAAATGGATAAACGTAAAACTTTTAGTGAGTTGCGTCAAATTAACGTCAACGAGTTTACAGAACGTAAAGGTAATCTAACGTATTTGTCTTGGACTTATGGCTTAGATATTTTATTGCAAAACGATTCTACGGCTACATGGAAATTCTTAGAACCAATGGTTTATAACGAAACTATGATGGTGCGTACAGAAGTTACAGCTTTAGGTAAGACTTTAGAAATGCAATTACCTGTAATGGACAATCGTAATAACGCAATCAAAAATCCAGATGCTCGTAAGATTTCGGACTCACAGATGCGTTGTTTGGCTAAAAATATTGCTTGCTTTGGTATTGGTTTATATATCTATGCTGGCTCTGATTTGCCATCTGATGCCATTGATGAAGAAAAACCTGATTTAACAGATTTAACAATTCAATGGTTAGACAACATTAACGAATGTTTAGACATGGATACATTAAAGTCAGCATATGGCCAAGCATATAAAAAACTTAGTAAAGATAAAGAAGCTATTGCAAAGATTAGTGCAGCTAAAGATAAAAGAAAGGCAGAATTACTATGACTGACGCACAATTAAAAGAATTAGCTGACCTTAGAGTTGCTATTCAAGATTTAAAATATCAACTTATTCATAAACATCGTGAATTATCAGATGCAGAGATTATTTCTTGTATGGATAAAGCTGATCCTGATATTAATGAAATGATTGAATTTGCTAGAAAAATATTAAGAAAGGCAAGAAATGACTGATGATTATTTAACAAGAAGAATTACAGTTGAATCTTATGTTCCTGAAACAGGTGATTGGCATAAAGAATTATTTTGGGAACTTCCTGTATCCCAACAAACAGTAAGAGATATGTTAACTGTTTTTATGGGCATGGGAACATTAGCAGAAAGAAATGCTAGAGAAGAATTTGAGCAATACAGAAAGGCATTAAATAAATGAAATTTAACTGTGGAGAAACTTGGTCAACTAAACAACTAAGACTGCAAGAGTGGCATGAATGGTTTGCTTGGCATCCAATAAAACTTGGTGATCATGATTGTAGATGGTTAGAAAAAGTGCAACGCAGAGGTACTTTATGTTGGAGTGGATGGCCTGATTCATGGTGGTACTGGAATTATAAGGCTATTGAAAAAATAAAAAGCGAGTGAAAAATGACAGCAAATGAACTTGCAGATATTTTAGATAGACGAGGCGAAGACCATCAATTAAATGCGGCTAATATGCTACGCCAACAAGCAAAAGAAATTGAGGAGTTGAAAGCTGACGCAGAAAGATATAGGTATTTAAGAAGTCATTGCTACAAACTAAAGTATCCAAATAGTGATATTGATAGAGCAATGGAGTTAAATTTTGTTGTTAGTGGAGTATGGGCTGATAACAAAAATCCTGAAGTATTAGATGGTTTGATTGATTTTATGCATAAAGAGGCGATAAATGACTGATAAAGAATCTGATATTTACTCAACTGGTTATTGGAATGGTATTGCTAAAGTAAAACTTCGTGAATTAACTGATGAAGAAATATTAGATTTATGTCCACCAAATCATTCTGAAATGATGAATGAAGCATACACAATTGAATTTGCAAGAGCAATTATAGAAAGATGCCGTATAATTAACGGAACAGATAAATAACTGCAATTATCTATCTGCCCCTAACCACCACAACTAATAAGGAGTTGATATGGCTGACAACATTATAACCAAAGAACTATTGCATGAAATCTTAGAATATAAAGATGGCAAACTTTTTTGGAAAAAAATTGTAAATCCTAAAAGCAGGTCAAAAGTTGGCGATGAAGCTGGAACTATGACTAGTCATGGGTATAGGCGAATTGTTATCAATTCTAAACAATACTTAGGACATCAATTAGTTTTTATGATGTTTAATGGGTATATTCCAAAAGAAATTGACCACATAAATAGAGTTCGTAGTGATAACAGAATTGAAAATTTAAGACCGTGCACTAGGTCTGAAAACATTTTAAATAGCAGTTTAAGCAATAGAAATAGTACAGGGATAAAACATATTCATAATGTTAAAGGATATGGATATAAAGTTGTAATTCCTAAAAATGGTAAACAAACTTATATTGGTTTTGCAAAGACTATTGATGAAGCAAAAAATCTACTAAGAAAGGCACAAGATAAATGAAAACAAACCACGATGGAACAGTTACTTTAAATGCTAATGTGTATGAAGGAATTATCCAAGGTTCGGAGCAATGGCTTAAAGAATGTCGTTTAGGCAAAGTTACTGCTAGTCGAGTTGCTGACATTTTAGCCAAGACTAAGACTGGTGTATCTGCATCTCGTGGTAATTACTTGATTGAACTTGCATTACAACGAGTAACAGGTAATATTGAACCTATGTACACCAATGATGCTATGGCATGGGGAACTGCTACAGAACCACAGGCGAGAGTTGCTTATGAAGTTAAAACAGGTAATTTTGTTGATCAAATCGCTTTTATCGACCATGACGTTATATCTTGGTTCGGTTGCTCTCCTGATGGCCTTGTCAATAATGATGGGCTTATTGAAATCAAGTGTCCTAACTCTGCTACACATTGGGCAACAATTAAGGATGGTAAACCACCAGCTAAATACGTTATACAAATGCAATCCCAAATGGCAGTAACAAATCGAGAATGGTGCGATTTTATCTCGTTTGATCCTCGTATGCCAGAACGTAGTCAGTTGTTTATTTGTCGTGTAGAACGTGATAAAACGATGATTGATGAAATAGAATCTGAAGTAGTCAAGTTTTTAAGTGAAGTTGAAAGTGAAGTGGAAAGGATGAAAAATTATGGAATTTAATGATTATTTTGAATACAAAAATGGGGAACTTTATTGGAAGAAATTGCATGGTAGAAAAAATACTATAGGTAAAAAAGCTGGATTTTTATATAAAGATGGTTACATAGGTGTTGGCTTTAATAAAAAACAGTACAAAGTTCATAGAATAATTTATGAAATGCATTATGGATATTGTCCAAAGTTTTTAGACCATATTAATGGCATTAAATCAGATAATAGAATTGAAAATTTAAGAGAAACCACAAGAAATCAAAATGGTTACAACACTAAATTAAATATCAATAATACAACTGGAATTAAAGGAGTTCGTTTAGATAAAAAAACTAATAAATATCGAGTTACTTTTAGAGTAAACAAAAAAATGATTAATTTTGGAAGTTATTTTGACATAGAAGTAGCAAAATTTGTAGCAGATGCAATGCGTTATAAATATCATGGCAATTTTGCCAGATTTAATTAAGGAGAAATAAATTGGGAATACGTTACTACGTTAAGGCTGCATTAAGTGAGTTTACTGATAAAGACGGTAAGTCCAAGAAAAAATATCAGTCAATAGGAGTCGTTATTGAAACCAAAAACGGCTTAATGTTAAAACTTGAGTCATTACCATTACTATCGTTAAAAGATGGTTCTCTAATGGCTTATTTGAACGAACCAGAGGACAAGCCAAGTGGAGAATTTCCAGCAACTCTAGCTGATATTAAGGATGACTTGCCATTCTAGGAGATTTCTATGACACCATACAATACAGGTAAGGTCAAAATAGGTATTAACTATAAACCACGACCATATATTGAAACTGATCCTGATATGCTTAGACTACAAACAGCTTTACTGTCTAAAGGTATCTGGGATGCGTTTAAGAAATGGTTATCAAAGTGAGAACGGTTATTAACGTAGCCGTTATTTTTTCTTTATTGGTGTGTTTATTTGTTATTTCTTTAACTGAATTAGAAAGATACCAAATTAAAAAAGATTGTGGACTCATGGAAATAAGTCCTGATTTCACATCAAAAGAACGTCAAATGTGTAGAATGATTCGTGGATCAGTTAAATAGGCACTAGAGGATGTTACAAGTAAGTTTTTTTCCTATTTTCCGACTTACAGCTAGCAGTAACCAAATCTATGATCCACCTAATATCTTTTCTACATTTTGAATCTTTGCTATACGATCATCCAGTCCTAGCAAAGCCCCATTAATACGTTGCGTCATGGTTTTATAATCACTAGCGTCTGCTGCCATATTTAAATTCCGTTTATTCCAATACCATCCAGCAGATAAACAAGCGTACTCTGGTTGCAACAGTAAATCAGGATTATTAATGGCATCCACTCCTGACGAATCACTAAACGATTTATAGTTATCACGGCCAGTCAATTGAATTAATCCACGACCATGATACTTCCATCCATCACCATCTTCTAAATTGCCCATACGACCACCATATATCTTGTTAGCAATCTTTTCTGGTGTATCAAATAATAATGCACTCTCTACAGTAGGAAAACGGCTAGGAAACACGATATGAAGTCTATCAGGTTTATAGTGTAAGTTTTCTTCTAATACTTTAAAGTTACCAGATTCATGCTGACATTGACCAATAAAACTAGCTTGTCTTTTAGGAGTTGATATATCGTACTTAGCAAATACATCAATTAATGGTTGTAACCACTTTTCATCAAGTCCTATTGCTTTTAATTGATCATTTGTCAT